CCGGGGTTTATTGATTGCCAAGCATTGTCATTGGTGTACCTTCCCGCTGTGCGATTTTGTAAAACCAATTGAAAGTTTGATGCGCTAATAGTTATTGCGCCAACATAACCACGAATTTCTTCCATCCATTGTTCTGAAATAGTAAAAGAATTTACATAACCAGTAAAATATTGATAAACACCAGTTGATGTAATGCTTGAAGTCCAACTAATAGGCGTTCCAACATTGTTTACCCATCCAATTTTATTACCTACGTTGTTTGTCCAATATTGATTGTTTGATGTAATCAAATTACCATTAGCATCAAAAAATGCGTGCCACAAATCAATTTGTGAACCTTTAATTTTTTCTTGTAAAACCAAACCAAGCATCGTAATATCAATGCCAATTAATGTAACGCTTGTTTCATTTGGCGTGCTTTTTATATCTCGCTGCACACTGTTGACTTTGACTAATTGACCAAGAGCAGTAAACGGCGTGCTTGAAATTGATGGTATTGTTATTTCTGTTGGCGTTGTTGCAAAATAATAAGTTCCAGTTGGCGTAATTAAACGAAACAAATCTGCATAACGAATTATGCTTGTATCATCAACTGCAGAAATTAAATTCACAGCACTACCTCCATTGCCGTAAATGAACCATCCCAAGCAATAAAACTATCGTTTGTAATTGGCGTCAATGCATAAGTTGGATAATCTTTTACAATAACGCAAAATGTTATTCCTGTGTAAGTATTGCCACCTAATGCCGCTGTTGTTCCATATTGACCAATTACAGGCGTTGTTGGCGCTGTAACTGCTGCAAGCAATGGTCTATGTATTGGAATGCTTACTGTGCTAGTTCCACCTCGTTGAACGTCTGCTGTAGCAATGTAAGCGTAACGTCCAATTTGAATAAAATCACCAGCACGCACAATATATGCTGTTGATGTAATTGCTGGAAGGCTACCAAGAATAATTATTTTTCCAGTCGAACCTGTTTGAACCAATGTTGCAGCAATTTGAACGCTGGTCAGATTGCCGCCGTAAGCAATGTAATTAAGCCATCCCGTAGATGCAAAATTTAAATACTGTTCTGTAATCCTATCGGCTACGCGCAACGCTGACAGCACCGCTTTGTTTTGCGAATACAGCAAATAATTCATTGGCTTTAACGTAAACCCAAAAGGTTGAACAGTTAAAATTTCAGACGTACTAATACGCATATTGCGGGACAGCATTTGTCCTGCAAATTTATGGTCATTGATGCCGACAGATTCAGCAACAGAAAGAATCGTCTGAAGACTCATAATTAATCCGTTTCGTTTTAAACTTCAATTTCTTGCATTGCTAATGCATCTTTCAACATTTTGAGAAATGAATCTTTGCTTACTTGAAGTTGCTGCAATTGAAATTGCGTAGATTTAATTTTACGGTCAAGGTCAATAGTGTGCTGAAGCAATAGCGTTTGCTGTTCGTTAAATGTGTTAGCGTCATACTCAACACCGTCAATAGTTACAATTTGAAGATTTTTGTTTTCCATTTTGTTTTTCTTTTAATGCGCCGTAAAAATGAAACCATTTGCGGTTTGGTAGTCGGTTTGAGTGATTGTCCAAGTGGTGGTCATGGTGGTTTTCTTAGGCTTTATATGCCGCAATGACTTCCGCTGTCCATGCCGCATTGCAATGAGCAACGACATTGGCAGGGACGCCTGTCAGGTCTTGCCCCGGTGTGAGGCTGTTGCGGTGGTAGGTCTTGGTTATTGCAACACCATCCTCCAAGAAACTTGTTGCCTCACGATAGAGGATGATGCCGTTCTCGGTGACGGTAATTTGGTCAACGGCGGTTGATTTGGTGAGTGACATGATATTTCCTTTAAACAAAATAACTAATAGATATACTAAGCCCACCGCCAGCAACTAGCGCTGCGCCGCTAAAAACATTTGTTTGATTATTCCCTGCAATACATTGCCCCCCAGACGCACCGAACCGATAAATTGTTCCTGCATTATCTATTCCTGTCAATGTTGAAAAAGGTAAATTACCTGTAATTTGACCACCCGCCGTAACAGCGATAGTTGTTGCACCAGCTACAGTAAATACGACAGTTACTTGTCTACCAATTTTAGTGTAAGTTCCTGTTGCACTAAAGGTTCCAACAACCGTCAAGCCAGCGCCTTGATTTGGTGTCCAAGTCCCCTCCTCATAGTCGTCTAGGGTGTTTGCATCGGAAACGGCAACCGCTGTGGCAGGGAAGGCTACACCGCCTGCTGCTGGCGTTGCGTTGCCAACAGCTGCGCCCGTAGTGACTTTGAGCGTGCCTGTGACGGTAGTAAGACCCGCGCTACTAATACGCATACGCTCAGTAGGCGTAGCTGCACCGTCAGCAGTAGTGCTAAACACCAAGCGTCCGGGCATATCTCCAGTCGTAAGAATTGCAGTGCCTGTTCCTGCTCCTACGCCTGTTGCAGTAAATGTTAAACCAACCGTATTGCTTGCTGCACCAATTAGCGTGAAGTCAGTTGTTCCGATGGTCAATATTCTGTAAGACAAACCAATGGTAAATGTTCCAGCATTTTGACCGGGTATGCCGTCTACGCTTGCTTGAATTTGCGCCGCTGGTATAAATGTAGTTCCATCAGAACCCATAAAATACATAATACCTATAGTATCATTATTTAATGTTATACCGTGAGTTCCAATTACACCGCCTCGACTTTTTGCAAGAGTAAATGAACTTCCTCCAGCAGCGGTAGCCCAATTTGTTGCTGCGTAACCCACGTTTTGCGTTGATGTAGTTGCGCCGTGAAGTTGAACAACTGGAGTATTACCAGTGGTTGTTTCATATGATTGAGTAGCACCTTTAACTACAACTCCACCATTATTAATTAAAAAAGGTGAGGCATCTATATTTGTACTATCTTCAACTAATAAAGCATTGCCTGAACCAAGCTGTGTAATACGCAAGGCTGCGTTGGTGTTGTCTGTAACATTGATAACAGCATTTGTTCCACTAAAAGTAAAAGCTGAACCAGTAGTTAAAACTTTGGTCGCATTAAGATAAGGAACTCCATTAGCAGTTCCTGTAGTAAGCGTAATGCTTCCTGCAAACGTAACTGCTGTACCACTTAGAGAAAATCCTGCATCGTAATATGCAAAATTTGCGTCTAAGTTACCAAGCGGTATTGCGCTTGTTGACGTTGCGAATGTATTTGGAACTGCCATGATTTACCTCGACATTGGAATACTGCGATTAGCAGATTGATACGTTGCCCAAACTGCTTGCCTGTTTTTTGATAAAAACTGTACGCCGCTTTGCGTATCTATTGCGCTCATGCTTGCAATGTATGGTCCATTGTAGTTAATTGTTTGACCACCGCCCATTGCTGACAATTGATTGTTTGGTATCACCGCGCCCGATGACCTTGGAATAAACAACTCAGGTCCACGCTCTCCTACGATTGTTGGCGTATTTGCTCCAGCAACGCCACCCATTGCATGACCAGAATACGGAGTCGCATCAGCTAAACTTACTGAATTTCCAGCGCCAATTGCCGTTGTTAACAAATTGAAACCCATCTTAAACAATCCCATTGCTTGCCTTTGCAGTTCAGCTTTTAACATTCCTTTAATCATGTTTTCGATAAGTTTATCCCAAGCGACTGAACCTTTTTCTACAAATTGGTCAATTGCTTGCCCAATCGTATCGGAAAAAGTTGTAAACATTTGTTCGCCACGTTGCAATTGTGATGGCAAATTATTTAAAAATTTATCCATTGCATTAGAAAACCCATCAATAGCACTCCCTTCTTTTAGGATGTTGTTACGTTCTCTTATAAATTGAATACCCGCTTGATACAAATTGTTTTCTCTTTCAATTGCGCTTTCCATCGCTTCGGCACTAAGCATTTTATTTTGGCTAATTTCAGCAAGCGTATCTATATGTTTGTTTTCTAAATCAACTAATTCTTTTTTCATTTGCAAATCTTCAGCACGCATATTCTTGTTAGTGTATTCCAAGATAAACATTTGTTTAGCACGCTCTAAATCATTTACCTGTGCATCTTGTTTTGCCTTTTGATTTATTCTTGCGTCATTTTGTGCGCTTTCTATTGCAGCAAGTGCAGCCGCCTCCGCATCGCTTGCTTCGACTCTAGCGGTAGCAATATCAATTTCTTCTTGTGCGTTTCTTTTTAAGGCAGCATTTCTTGCTTCAAGACGTTTAATATCTTCATTTGCTTCCGCTGTTTGTTTTGCAATTAAATCATCAATGTATTTAACTTGCTCTGCGGCAAAGCGTTTAAATTCATCTTGTTCTTTTTTGCGCGCTTGTTCAGCTTTAGCATCAACACCCGGAATGACTATTCGCCCTGCGCCGCCAGAACTTGATTGTCCGGGGCTGCTTGGTATAGCTGTATTGCTGTTACGTTGTAATGTTGTAGCATCTAATTTTTCTTTAAGATAAAACAACTTTTCTTCATCAGCGTTACGCGCATCTATGCGATCTTTGGAAATTTTCGCAATCTCTTTGTTGCGCGCCTCCATCGTATCAGACAGCTTTGGAATTTTTCCAGGAGGAAAAGCCGCTGCGCCGTTTGCGTTGAGCACGTCATAGAAAGCGCCCATCACGCGCACAAGGTCTTTGACCTCAAACGTTAAGAACGCAACGCCATACGCCATTGTGTCAAAAATTGACTTAAACAACCCTCCACCATATTTCACTTCATCAAATAATTCAACAAAATACTCTGTGGTTTGCTTGATTGACGTCCCCACCTCTGTGGTCATTGTAAATTTAAGATCGCGTCCTGCTTGACTTAATATATCGTAAACATCTGCTGCATCTTTAATTGCTTTTGCTTGTTGCTGCGTTGTTGTAGTGACTTGATTCATTTCTTCGGCAATACCGATAAAATCAACCCCTTTTCCAGCTTTACCGAAAATTTCCATTCCCCGTGCGCTGCGCGTCAACGGGTCTTCAATATTTGCTATTGATTGAACAATTCTTTTGAATAGATCTTCAGTGCTTAAATTAGCGAGATCTTTCAGCGATACATCTAATTTACCTAATGCTTTTTGTGCTTCAAAAGAACCACTAGCAGCACCGTCTATGTATTTGGTAAAACTTGCCAGCAATTTACCAGCGTCTTCTGCTTTGCCGCCTGAATTAGCAAGAGCATTATTAAGTTTAATGATGGTGTCAATAGCTACATCATTGGCTTTTGCTACGTCTGCAATTTCATCAGCAAACTTTATTACTGATGCTGTAGCCGCAATCATTGTTGCAGCAACTGCTATTGCAATGGTTTTGCCTTGTGAAGCAACTTTTGCACCAAAATCGTATAGATTTTTATTAGCAGCGTCTAATCCTTTTACAAATTCTGCGCTATCAAGACCAAGGACAACGCCAAGTCTTGCAATGTTATTTGCTGCCATTTTTAACCCCAAAAAGGTTTTTATCAAATCCGGGCGCTTGTGCCATAAACGCCAGCAGATTTGAGTTTACAGCAGATTCTTTTTCGCTGTCGTTCATTGGTGGAAAAATGTAATCATTTGCCCTACCAATAATGCTTTTTAACTCATACGCTGTTGACGATGGGGCTTTCAAGTAATTAAACACGCCTGTAACTAATAAACCAAGCAAATAAATAGTCTTTTGATTACCCAACATTCCATCCGCATACATGGTTTGGATTTCAGCAAAAGTTATGTCATCTATTGCATTGACTGATTCTGAAGTATGCCCATTAAAGACCATCGCATTTTTTACTTGCGTCCTTAATGAGCCAATTAGTTTCCCCGTGTTTCCTCATAACTTGGGCTAATAACCTCGCCAATGTTTTTAATCAACGTCATTTGCACGGCAAAAGGAAACTCTGCTTCTATATCTTCATAAGTAATATTTTCTAGCGTTTGTTCTGCATCTTCTGGCACTAACAATTTAATGTATTCAATTACTCGCGATTCAATCATTGCTTTATTTTTTGCCGCTTGACGCATTGAACGTCCTTCAACAATTACATCGTCATCAGTAAATTTTAAATCATCTGATTCTTTATCTTTAAACTGCACTAATGATGCTGTAAGTTCGCCATAAATTTCGTCTATTTTTTGCTGGTCAGGCGCAGTAATTTTTGCGTACATTGCGTCTGATTCTGATACCAATGGGATACGCACTTTAAACGTATGACCGCCTAATTGAAATTTACGGATACGAATGTCTTTTAATTTTTGTTCGCCGCCAAGGATTGATGCTATTTTTGTCATGTTATATTTTCCTGTATTTGTTAATTCTACGCTCTAAAATTGTTGCTAAATTTGCAACCACTGCTTGCGCTTGTGACTCAATCGCTGGTCGTAAATATGGGTGCTTTGGGTTGCTTGCAGAACCAAACTCTTGAGCAATTGCCCTTGCATCGCTTGGGATGCCTTTAAACTTTGATGAATCAAACCCCATTTTGGTTAAACGCTTTCGTGATTTAACCAATCCTTTGCCTTCGCTCATGCTTGCTAATTTTTTGCCTGATGCGGTTGTAACCGCTGCAATAGCAACATCAGAATTATTAACGTACTTTGATTTTTTGTCTGCTCTAGTTGGTCGCCGCGCTTCAACAACCAAAGATAACGCTAATGCACCCGTATCCCTTGGAACTAACCCTTGCGCTGTTCTTAGCACGGGTTGCATTGCCTCACGCACTGCTGGAATCAAAACTTTGCTTGTTGCTGATTTATCGCCAATATCATCAGCCAAATTCTTAAATACTGTGGCTACATCGCCAAGTCCTTTAAGTTCAATTCTGACTGCTGACATGGGTTAACCTTTTATGATGCGGTTAAAAATTTCTTGATTTAGCGTTTGAACATATGTGACCACTTCGGCAGGGGTCATTTGTGACGCATGATTTTCTGCAATTTTGTGAGCAAGATTTACAGCAGTTAATTTTTGCTGCGAAAAACCAAACCAATCTTTGCGCTCACCTGATTGTGCAACTAAAAATCCAAGTAGATCATTTGTGTTTTGTATTGTGGTCATTTTAAAAATCTGAGTTTATATAGTGTGCTGTCTATTAATTGGGCAATTTCATCTGTAATGTTTTGCAACTCGCTGTCTTGCGGAAACTTTTCTGCACGGCGCAGCGTTTCTACTTCATCTTTTAGATAAGTTAAATAATCTAACGGCTTACTTGGCAATTCATAATTGTTAGTAAAGTCATGCAACAAACCATATTTACCTTGAAAAGCTTCTACAAAGTCATCAACATGGTCGCCAATTTCTGTATAAAAATCTTCCAATGCTTTATGCTCAGAATACGATAGCGTAGTTAAATGCAAAATGTGCGCGTTTGTAACGCTATGCAGCAAGCACATCACAAATTGCATTACAGGGTCTGATTCCTGTTCTACGCTAAATTTCATTATTCTTCCTCAACAGGGTTGTACTTTGCCAATAAGCGCAAGGCTACACCATCAGCAGAATCTTCATCAACGCCAGCCAACGCCGCATGAACTTCATCAGCGTCCACAGGCAAAAACCTCGCAATTAAATCAAGGTCTTTGTCCGTGGACACTAACAAATCGACTGCTTCTTCAAGCGTCATTATGTGTTGCTCCATCCAAACTGTCCACCGCGAGGGTGAATAGTAAAGGTGCATTTTGCCTCTGCGCCGGGTTGTGCATCAATTTGAAATTGGGAAACACGACCATTAAACGCATAAGCAATTGTGCTTGCACCGCTTGCTGCTGCAACAACAAACGTACGGTCAATAATACCGCTGTACGCATCACCACGAATCAGCAAAAGACCCGCATCAGACGGATTCCATGCTGCCGTAATAGTCATGCTAGTCGGTGCACTTTGCGTTGGAATTTTGTCGCTTTGCCTAGCGCCTGCAACCATAAACGATGCAACCGCATCATCTTGTCCAAATGCGGGAATTGCTTCCACACTTAAAGGCACGCCCGATGCGCCTGTACCATTTGCAGAAGTACCCACAAGCGTTGCAACTTGCGCTGTCCATACAGCAAGATTAGCGGTACTGAATGCAGTAGGCGTAGCGCCTGATTGCATCCACATTGAGGCACTAAAGCCGGGAAGAATTACGTTTGGTGCTGCCATGATTTATACCCCTTTAAGCGTTATTTGACCAACCATACAGGTTGCCGCGCGGATGAATAGTAAAAGTGCATTTGGATTCTGCGCCCGGTTGCGCGTCAATTTGAAATTGCGACACACGACCAATGAATGCGTAATAAATAATGTTTGTTCCATCAGTTGCTGCAATTACATAAGTGCGGTCAACAACGCCGCTGTATGCATCAGTCCGCAACAGCGTATTTATTACTGCATCGCTCGGATTCCATGCAGCAGTAATTGTCATTGATGCTGCCGTTGACTGTGCTGGAATCTTGTCAGATTGACGCGCACCAGCTACAGTAAAGGATGCTACTGCATCATCTTGACCAAACGCAGGGATTGCTTCAATGTTCATCAAATTGCCAACAACAGCAAGCGGAGAAACACTTGCAACAAGCGACAATTGAGCAAGCGTCAAAACAGTTGGCGTTGTTGCTGGTTGTGCATACATTGATGCACTAAAGCCGGGTAATATCTTATTTGGTAAAGCCATGATTCATCCTTCAAAAGAAAATTAATATGGTATCTTATGTTGGAATATCTAAAGTGCAATCAAGAAAAACCTCTGCCAACTTGTTTTCATTGTCATAGGAATTGTATAACCAATTAACGTCTGCCTTAGATATTTGAAATCCGTAGGTTGCCCCACCAAACAAACCCGAATACCCGTGCAACGATTGCAGTATTTGGTTACTGATTGTAAATCCATCTTCAATGATTTGGGTAAAAATTGAAATTTGAAATATAGGTCTATCAATGCCTTTGTTCGCTTGGTTGCCGCCCGTGTAAACAGGTTGATGCACATTTCGCAAATCCCAAGTAATAAATTTTGGCTCAATTGCAAAGTTGCGGTTAAACGATGCATACACAGGCACGGGCGTAACAATGCTTGCCAGTTGCGCTTGAATTGCTTTGGCATACGCAACGGGATTTTGCTGCGTTGCCATTACACCGCCACTACAGGGTCATTACGCACACACAAAAGCCGCGCACTCATGCGGTCATTTGCTTCTCGCACATTGTCAATTCGCCAATCATATCCGCGCCATGTAATGCTGTAAGCGTTTTGGTTGTCAATAATAGTTTTTACGTTTGGCGTGTAATTTAAAGTTAAATCTACAACGTCAGCATACACACGATATTTATCGTTAATCCTGACATTGTTTGACACGTCATGCACCCGCGCGCGAGTTTGAAACCATAACGATTGCGTAGTGCTTTGCTCTCCAAAGGCAGATTGCCCAAAGGAAAGATTGTTCACCGATATGTTTTCAAACCTTGCGATTGCCATCACATCACCAGCGGCTTATATGGGCGCAACAAATTAGCAACGCCAAATGGAATGTCTTTTAATTGAATATCAGTCGTATTGCTGCGATTGTTATACAAATGCGTCAACAACAACAATCCCGCTTGTTTAATAACGGGATACGCCGCCATTGGGTTTGCTGCTGTAACGTAATCAATGTAGATGGGCGCAGTCATTACCGTGTTTACGCTTGTAGGCATATTGTTGACAATGACTTTGTTGCCTGAGTTGTCGTAAAAATATTCTGTGTTTGAAATTGTTGTAACCACAGGCGGGAAAGCATCGTTGTAATATTTAACAAAACTTATTGTTACGCCTGACAAAGCGGAATTACTGTTTTGACTAACTTCGGGCAAATCAAAACATACTGGCGAGGCTACAAGGCTTTCCGTCCCGTACCATACGCGATACGTTGTAGCAAAAATAGACAGACCCAAATAATCTTCAATTGCTTGCCTTGTTGCAAGTTCAATTGCTAGAAGATAAACGTCTTGACTAGAATCACTAAAAAGGTTTAATTGGTTTGTAATTTCTGTGAGAGTTAGCCACGCCGTAGTGTTATCACGGGCAAGTTGCTCCACCTTCACATAATTGAAGGGATTGCGCGTTTGCCCACCAATCGGCGTGCCATAAGCGTCAACAGTCGCCATGTTTTAGCTTTCCAGCAAACGAACACCAGCAAACGGGTCACGCACTGTGCTAACCATTCGCTTTTCAGCAAATAGCGTTACAAATCCGGGCGCAGTTTGTTCCATCATTTGCACGGTCATTTCTTGCACATCAGCAATGGTCATAAACAAGGGCCAATTTGCAAGATAAACAGGCATATTGCCTGCTGTGCCAGTTGGGTCTAAGTTTGCATTAGGAATTACGGGGAAACCAAGAATATTGATTGCTGGACCTTGCCCAAATTCACCTGTGTCTACCAATGCATAAGATGCAGACCCTGTGTGTGAGTATTCACGAATTGCAGCAATATAGGATGGGTGCATTTGCCAACAAGTACCGGGTAAACCCCAATATTGTGGCGGCAAAGCATTCGCCATATCAAACAAACTTTCTAAATCAACAGAACTATGCGCGTGACCAACAGTCGCAAGCGTATGCAATCCATTAGTGATAGCAGTTCCGCTTGTTCCATAAGCGGCAGTTGCAGCAGCACCGCCGGGGTAATAATTTAACCCGCGCAAGCCATTTGTGCCTCCAGTTGTATTTGTTGTGCTGCCTGCTTGGTCATTGTTGTCAGCCATTGATTTTCCTTCAATGGTTGCAAATTCCATTGCAAGGTCAGCAACTAAAGTTTCATTTAAATAATTAACATCATCCATGACCGCCGTGCGAATTGGCAACTGCGCCACAATTACGCGAGTAGGCAATTGCCAAATAGTAGTGTCTGTATTAGGTGAACCAATATCAGGGGTAAAGGTATAAGTCCAAGGGTTTGTTTGACTTGCAGCATTACCCGTCTTAGCAACAAACTGCACGCTAGAACCCGATGCGGGAATAATGCGCGAACACATACGAAACGGATTTGCAAAACGCAACGCTGCGAATGCATCATCAAAAAGAGTACGACCACCTTTAGTGTCGCCTGAACCAGTCAGGCTTGATGCTTCTTTCAAATCAATGGTGACCTTTCCACCTTCGTGAATTGCCTGTTTGATGCCTGCAAGAATTTTTTCGGTTTGGTTCATGGTCATACTTTCGATGATTGAAAAAGGCAGGGAAAGAAAATCCTTCCCCGCCAATGGCAACGATTAGTTTGCAGCAGTGCCAGTCGAGCGATAACGAATCAGCGCGTTAGGGTCACGCACAGAAGTTGCTAGACGCTTTTCGCCAAAAAATGTAATAAATCCCGGTTGCGTTTGGTCATATCTCCGCATAACCATGTTCAAGCGGTCAATGATGGTATGTGCGCGGCTCCAATCGCCAAAGTACATTGGGTACAAGCTAAGTGTTCCCGCAGCAGCGGTAGTAGTTTGGCTTGGGTTATCCAAATACTTGTTCATCACAACATCAAAGCCCAATAGTTGACCAATGATGCCATCAGGACTGAAGGATTCCATTGCGTTGTAAATCGGGCGACCATTGGTGTCTTGCAGTCCACGGATTGCCGATGCCAAGATGGGGTTAACCATAAACTTGGTGTTTGGAGTCCAATACTGTTGCGGCAGTGCGTAAATGGTGTTAATAACATCCTTGTAAGTGATGTTGCTCAAACCAACTGTGTTTACGTTGCTGGTCAATTGGTCGTAAGTGGCAAGGCTGTGCAAGCCGCTAGACGAACCAGTACCAGAAGTGCCAAATGCCGCCGCTGACGTTGTACCGCCAGCATAAGTAGCATTTGCACCAGCGTATTGGTCAAGACCACGCAGACCATTTGTGCCGCCGTATGGGTTAGTACCGGATTGTGCTGCTTGGTCGTTGTTTTGAACCATGCTTAGTGCTTCGCTCTGTGCAAATTCAGCTAACATATCGTCAACAACATTTGCTTCCAAACCATCAATGTCATCTAGCGCCGCAGTACGAATAGGAAATTGTACGTTGATGTCTTGCAAAACTAATTGCCAAATAGTGGTGTCTTCAGTTGTCGTACCGCCATTGTTTTGAATGGTGTAACCCCAAGCAGCACCAGCGTTACCCGTTTTTACGCGAAACTGATAGCTAGAACCATCAGTAGCAACAGTGCGCGACAAACCACGCATAGGATTAGCCAAACGCAGTGCAACAAAGGTCGGGTCGTAACCAGTACGTCCACCTTTGCCATCACCGCCTGCGGTTAGAGCAGAGGCTTCGCGCAAATACGCATCGTGTTGCGCTTCATCTTCAAACATCTTCAGTTCTTTTTCTACACGATTGTTGGCTTTGTAAAACTGGCTCAATTGCTCACGCACAGCACGATTTACATCGCTGCGAACAGTCTTAGCAATTTTGATAATTGCGGGTGCTTGCACGGATGCAACTTTTGCTTCCAAAGCGGCAATTTTTTCACTCATTTCAATCTTTGCAGCTTCAACAGCGGCAACGGATTTTGCTTCAACAGCAGCAACTTTTTCCGCTTGTGCGGCTTCAATTGCGTCCAATTTTTCAATAATTGCTTGAGACATGGTATTAACCTTTCAGTCGTTTTTCGAGAGTTTTAAGAAGTTCACGTTGCTCTAAAGCAGCAAGAATCTTCGCGTTGGTTGCCTCCGCATCAGAATCGCTCTGAAGTGGCGCAGTTTCAGCAGGCTTTACAGCAGCATCACGCTGTTCTAAAACCTTTTTGAAAGTAGATGCAGCGGCAACCGCATCACTCTTAGAAAGCCCAACATCACGCAGGGCACTTTCCAAAATCTTTAAATCAGCAGAACCATCAGCACGGAAAAATTCCAACTGACTGACGCTTGCTTCGGGATTGTTTGGGTACATCACAATAGACACTTCACGCAAACCACCTTTTGTGATTTGGAAATATGCTTCATCACTTTGGTCAGGTTCGCCCATAGCATCAACCATGTGATATTCATCAGCATACGCTGCAACAGAAACGCCGCCAAACATACTAGGCGACTCCTTCATTACTGTATAAATGTCTTTGCCAGCAGTAGTGTTTGTGTAAATGCGCCCTTGCGCGACCATGCCTTCATTTGTAAATTCAACGCTACTCCATTCACCTACTGGAACAGCATCGGCTTGATGATTTACAAACATTGGCATTGGTTTGCCTGATGCAGCAAACGTTTCAGCCCAATCCATAAAGCCTTCGGGTTGATAATTAAATTTGCGACCATCAGCGCCTTCGCGTGCGCCCCATGTCGTAACAACTGCTTCAATCTTGCCGCTTTTCCCTTGTGCTTCCGTCACTAGACGGGCTTCGCAAATCAGGGTTAAATTCTTGGTCATGGATTACCTCATTGACGGGTGTTCGGTCAATATCGTATATTGTTTTTGGTCGTGCGCGAATTGGCGACCTTTTTGACTTGTGCGCCAATAATACCACTTTTTGCGGTTTGTCAAGCGTCATTTATTTACCAATATTCATTTTCCGCGTCTGATTACCACCGCCGCCGCCAGTATCTTGTGGGCTAGAACCCGCAATTGGTTCGCTTTTTTGCGGTTCTTTTAGGCTATCTGCGCCCTCAATATTGGCTTTTCCAAGGTATTCCCGCGCCTCATTTTGGGTCAAAATTCCCGCATTTACGCCTGCCGTTACATAGTTCATTTGGTCTAGCGGCGCACCTTTTAGGAAATCGCTGGTATCAAATTCAATACTTAAATTGGGGTATCCCTTAAACAAAGATTGTTTTAATTTCTGTTGAATATTGACAATTGTCGGGTACATCGTGGATTTATAAAACTCATCCATTACAGTCTGCGTATTATTGAATTTGCCTTCGCCAATACCGACCATTTG